AGATTATTATTACAAGCAAGAAAACTAATTTCTGCTGTCGGAGTTAGGTTGTTGTTTGAACAAAATGATCAAAAAGTGAGACAAGATTTTATAGATGCGGTAAATCCAATATTGGATGGTATTAGGAGAGATAGAGGATTATATGACTTTAGAGTTGTAGTCCAATCAACACCTGAGGATTTAGAACGTCAGCAATTGGTAGGTAAAATTTATCTAAAACCAACGAAATCTCTTGAATTTATTGATATTGAATTCTTGATAACACCGACAGGGGCTTCATTCGAGGACATTTAATTAAAGTTAGGTACTTAAATAAAGGGGAGTGTATCTCCCCTTTATTTTTAAAAAAAATAGGATAAAATGTTAGTAAAAAATATACCATCTCTTAAATATTACGCATTTGATTGGGATGATAATATTGTTCATATGCCAACTAAAATCATTGTTCAAGATGATAGTGGAAATGAAATCGGAATGAGTACTGATGATTTTGCAAAATATAGACATCATATCGGTAAAGAAAATTTTGATTATAATGGTAGGGAGATTGTTGGCTATTCAGATAATCCTTTTAGGAATTTTCGTGAGGAGGGTGATAGACAGTTTATATTAGACGCAATGATGGCATCTGAAGGACCTTCTTGGAATGATTTTGTTGAATGTATTAACAATGGATCAATATTTAGTATTATAACCGCAAGAGGGCATAACCCAAACACTCTTAAAGAGGCTGTGTATAATTACATAATTTCAAATTTTAATGGTATTAACAGAAATGAGTTGATACGTAATCTTATTAAATATAGAAAAATTGCTGGTGTTGAGGAAAAAAATAAACTTGATTTAATCTCATATTATCTTGACTTATGTAAATTTTATCCTGTAACTTATGGTCAAGGGAGTGCTGCTAATCCTGAGGAACTTAAAGTGACTGCGTTGAAAGATTATATTAAATACGTAAGACAAGTTGCAAATTATTTAAAGCAAAAACCATTATTTAAAAACTTAGTGTCAAATAATTTTATACCTACAATAATTGGATTTTCTGACGACGATAAGGGAAATTTAGAAAAAATAAAATCACATATGGGTGATGAAGAAAATCTGAAAATGTATTTGACTAAAGGAGGGAAAAAGACAGAATTCTAAAAAAATTTCCAGGATCTCACATTATTTCCTAGACTAGTTATATTTATATATAAACTAGATTATTTAATATATCTAGTAATAAAAATTAATAAAAACTAGTATTTAATATTATTAATTTGTTTATGTAGTTCCAAATGTTGTTCCGGTCTTTAAATTTAAACAAATTAATTTATTAAGTCAATATAAGAAATAAAAAAAAATAAAAAAAATTGAGATATGGCTGATTTACTAATGAAAATGCCTGTACCGTATGAACCAAAAAGGAAAAATCGTTTTATAATGAGATTTCCTTCAACATTGGGTATTAATGAATGGTATGTAGAGTCTACGGCAAGACCAAATTTACAAATAAATGAAACAGAAATTCCATTCTTGAACACATCAACATATGTTGCTGGTAGATTTCTATGGCAGTCAATACCTGCGGTATTTAGGGATCCAATCGGTCCTTCTGCTTCTCAGGCATTAATGGAGTGGGTTCGTCTATGTGCTGAATCTGTAACGGGTAGAATGGGTTATGCTGCTGGTTATAAAAAGAATGTTGATTTGGAATTATTAGACCCGACTGGTGTTGTCGTTGAAAAATGGATACTAGAGGGTACTTGGTTATCTCAAATTAATTTTGATAGTTTGGCGTATAACGATGACGGTTTAGCAACTGTCTCTTGTCAATTGAGAATGGATAGATGTATTTTAGTTTATTAATTGTTTACTTTATTCATATTTTGTTTAAAGTTAATAATTGAAATTAAAGTATATGGACAAAAAGATAGTTGAAATTGCTAATCAAGGTATTACATTACCTCATGATGTTGTATCTTTACCATCTAAGGGAGTTTTCTATCCTGGAAAACAAAAATCTCTTAAAGTTGGTTATTTAACTGCGTCAGATGAAAATATATTATTATCAGATACTCAGGGTAATAATCAAGATATTATTTATAATTTATTAACAAATAAGATTTATGAGCCTGGTTTTGATACTTCTATGTTGTTATATGGTGATGTTCAGGCTATTTTAATATTTTTGAGGAATACAGCATTTGGAAGTGTATATACTTTAAAAAATCTGGTAGATCCATTACCAAAAAATCCTGAATCGAGAACTTTTGATGCTGATGTTGATTTGAGTGAGTTGAATTTCAAAGAAATTGTTGATAGTCCCGATGAAAATGGTGAATATACTATGACATTACCTGTTTCTAAAAAGATAGTTAAATTGCGTCCATTGAGAATTAAAGATTATATGGAAGTTGACGCTAGAATGTCTATGTTACCAAAAGGAAGAATTAAACCAAGACAAACTGCATTGCTTTCTAAGTATATTGTATCAATAGACGGTAATTCTGATAGAGGTTATGTTGAGATGGAATCCGAGAAGTTACCAATTAAGGACTCTAAAGAGATACGTAAGTTTATGATTATGAATGAACCTGGTGTTGATTTACGCCGAAAAGTAACAGCCCCATCAGGAATGGAAGTAGATGTTAACATCGACTTCGGGGCGGAGTTTTTTCGTCCTTTCTTCGAGTTATAAAGAAACTCAAATTATTGAATTTGGATTATGTGCAAAACATTTTAATGTTTCGTATTATGATTTCCATTTAATGCCAATATATTACCGTAAGTATTTAATTAACTTGCTATTCTCCAAAGGAGAATGATAATTTTTAATATGCTTGGTATTTATAGTAGAACTTTAAATTATAATACGTAGTGGCGGATAACAATTCAGATCTTTTTAATAGTCTTGATCAATATTTTGAACGTCAAAGATATAAAACATTATCTTTTGCGGATCAGGTTAGAGATCATGTTGGTTTAACATTTCAAGGAATACACCGTGCATATTCAAATCTTCAAGATCAAGTCACACAGATTGCTCAGACATTTGGTGGTATCAAAACATATACCGATGAAATTACAGATTCTTTGGTTTTTGCCAGAGATCAAGTGGCGTTACTTGGTGGTGATTTTGATAGCGTTAAGGATATGCAGATTAATGTTATCCAACAATTACAAACTCAAACATTATTAAATAAAGAATCTTTTGATGATTTTTTTGCATCCGCAATGTTGGTTAGTGATAGTTTAAGTTCAGTACCTGGAGTCGCGGCTGAAATTGCTAAAAATTTTAAAGATATTGGATTTTCTTTATATGATGCAACTGATCAAGTTATGACAATTGTACAGGAAGCTCGTAGATTTGGGGCGACTACAATTGCTACTTATTCTCAAGTTAATCAAAATATCCAACAATTAAATCTGTATAATTTTAGAACAGGTATTAAAGGTATTTCTGAAATGGCGGCTCAGGCGGCTGTTTTGAGAATAAATATGTCAGATACTTTACGATTTGCAGAAAAAATATTTAATCCTGAGCAGGCGATTGAGGCGGCTGCGGCATTTCAGAGATTAGGGGTTTCAATACCAGAATTACTTGATCCATATAAATTGTTAGATATGGCTAGAAATGCTCCTGAGGAACTACAAAAATCAATTATAGATGCGACGAAATCGTTAACTTATTTTGATGAGGAAAGTCGTAGAATTCGTATACTACCTCAAGCACAAGAACAACTAAGGTTGATAGCGAGTGAATTAGGGATAGGTCAGGAGGAATTTGCAAAAATGGCAATTAATGCCAGTAAATTTGAAAAAGTAATGCAAGATGTTGATTTTGAAGGTATTGGTATCCCTGAAGACCTTAGAAATTATATATCAAGTATTGCTGAGATGGGTGAAGGTGGTGAATGGAAGATAAATATTGGAGATAAGGGTGAGATGAGGTCGATATATGAACTTGGGGGTGTTGAAATGGATAAGTTACGTAAACAGATGGAGATGGATAATATGGACGCGGTTGAGGTTGCCAAAGGAACTTTCCATACGTTACAAGAAATTAATAATCTTCTATTAAGTTGGAAAGATAGTGTATCTATGCCAATTGCGGGTAGTAGATCGGCTCAAACTTTGGTAGAAAGAGATTTGGGTGGATTGGTTGATTTAGGTAAAGATCTTGGAAATTCTATTAGGGAAAGTGTTGGTGTTTCATTAAATGAAACGTTAGGACAAAATTTAATGACATCGGTTGACAAGTCTTTTGAACCGTTATTATCTGACTTGGGTGAACTTATTGAAACTATTAGAAATAGTAATCTGCCGGCATCGGAAATCCTACAAAATGTTTGGGTTGACAATATAGTTCCACCAATGTTAGAAATGAATGATAAATTATCTAACATATCTTGGGATAAAATTGATGTTTCTGTGGATAATGATGTTAGTGGTAATATTGATTTAAAATTAAGTTATGATGGTGAGGACATCAGTGATAAATTGAGAAAAGAAATTGATAATTACTTTAAATCTGATATGTTTTTATCTGAGTTTGCTCGAAAGATAATGAAAGTTATTGGATTGGAGCATGACCTTCAAGGGGTTTCTAAAAAAAATAGATAAAACCACTATTTATTTGTAGGTTAAAAAATATTTAGATGCCCAGTTTTCTAACATTTGAAGCAAGTGATGAGTTCAGAAAACGTTTAATGAAACGTAATCTAGAACCATATTCGGTAGATGGTGTATATTCTCCGAATATTAGTTCTGTTAATTATGAAGTTAACATACGTGATATTGGCGTTTATGATTCTCCTGATGATTTAATTTCAGATTCACCATTTTCTGAGGTGTTATATGTATATAATCAATATGGTCCTACTGGTGGTTATGATAAAGATAATGTTGGAAATTTTCAAATTGTAAATGAGAGAGGTTCTAATGAAGGTGAGTATGGGTATTCAAATGCCAGTTTAGTTGAAGATAGTGAATTATATCAATCAACAATATCTACACAAAATCGTTATTCATTTCCCGATATAAATGTAATTCAATTAGGTAAAGTTTCTTTAGTACCAACTAATCAACCATATTTACCAATTAATTTTGTTTGTTCGTCATATTCACCATATAATGTTCTAATTCAAAACGATCCTCAAGGTAGTAACGGTAGGGTTTCGGAGGATTCATATATCATTCAATTAGGAATTAAAGAATTGAAGAATTCGTTTCAAAACAGGATAGATGCTGAAATATATCAAAATACTATTGGTAGGGCAAATATATTAGACGCAATTTCCGACCCAGTAAAGGCGATTCAAATACTATCAGGTAAATTACCATTAGTTGAACGCGATTGGGTTATTACAAGACCATCAAACCTATTATACAATGCTCTTGACTTTACGGCAAGATTAGGTGGTGCTTACATTCCAAGTTCTTTAATTCAGGGAGATTATTTTGATGACGTGACGGCTAATAATACGACAGTATTTTCTCAAATATCTGCGAGTGTTAGAAGGTTAACAAGAAATAAGAATAGAAGTGGTTCTCAATTATTTTTGGATAATACAGGTTCGGCTCAAAAATCTCAATTATTTTATAACGTTTCATTTAACAAATATATTCCACAATATAAAGAATTGGTTACTGATAATCCAGTAACAAATATAATATCAAGATTATATTCTTTATTTGATAAACCTGAAAGTGGTAATTATTATATTGGTTCGGAATCTTTTGACATTTCAGATATTAATGGGCCTTCAGGTGATTTACCATTGGATTCAAATGGTAATGAAATTGATTCTATTGTATACGGACCAAGTGAGATTTCTAAATCGTTTGAAGGAGATCAATCAGAGTTTATATCATATGGTAAATCATATCAAGATAATTCAGATGTTACTGGAGGTTTTGTTTGGAAGGATTCTAAATCACAAGCGGGAAGGAATTATTTGATTGGTGGGGCAGAAGGTTCTGAAGATGGTACATTTGAAGATACTAAGTCTAAAATTGAAGGAAGAAGTTCAGATGTTCTAGATTTTAAAGATGGATCAATTCTTGATAGTACGAATAGATTGGTACAATCGACACCTAAAGATACATCAAGGAGATTACGTCATGTTGGTAATGCAATAAATAACGTATCTAAAGTGTTCAATGATGGTTATAAAGAGATTACCAAGGGGTCTAGAGTAACTAATTATGTTTGGACTAAGGAAAATGGATATATTGCAGGTAAAGAGTATTGTAGATTATTCACAAAGGATACTCCATACTTACAATTTTCAGATTTACAGAAAAAAGATGGTAATATTAGAAAATTAGAATATTCGGTATTAGACTCAACGTATAATTTGAATATTGTCCCATATAAAGGCGTTGATTCCACTAATATTAAGGATGGTAAGGTGACTAAATATATGTTTTCTATTGAAAATTTGGCGTGGAGAACATCTAGCCGACCTGATGTGAATTATGATGCATTACCTGAATGTGAAAGAGGACCAAATGGGGGTAGAATAATGTGGTTTCCACCTTATGATATTGCAATAAGTGAGAATTCAAGATCTGATTGGAACACCACTGATTTTTTAGGTAGAGTTGAACCGATTTATACTTACAAAAACACTACAAGAACGGGGACTCTTAAATGGAAGATTATTGTTGATCATCCGTCAGTTATGAATTTGGTTGCCGATAAGACAATGAATGGATTATCTGATGAGGAGATTAATAATATTTTTGATTCATTTTTTGCTGGTTGTTTAAAATATGATTTATATGAATTAGCAAAAAAATACAATACAATACCACCAGATAAGTTGAGGGAAATTCAAAGAGAATTGAAAACAACACCTAGAACTATTGATGATAGTAAGAAGATTAAAAGAGAATATACTGAAATTGAAACAATCCCTGAAAATGAAAGACCTGATCTATCTGAATTTGTGGGATTGGGGTTTTATTTTGATAATGACGTACCATCACCAGATACTATAACATATAGTCAAATATATGATCAATATATATCAAAATTAAGTTCAATTGGTGGTGTTGCTCAAACATTTTCAATTTCAATTGTTGAATCAAATAAAAACTATTTGGATAAGACTTTAGTTAGTAAAATAACTGAAGTTTTAGATAAAGGGTATGTCGTTAAATTAAATTTCGTTGGTTCGGCATCTGCTCCTGCATCTCAAGAATACAATAGAAGACTATCAAAACGAAGAGTGGAGTCAATCTTGTTGTATCTTAAAGAAAATCCTGTATTGAGTCAATATATTGACGATAAGAAATTAATAATAGATACTGAGTTTGTTGGTGAGACAGCAACAGTAACACCAAAAGGTTTTGGTGGTGGTGGAAAATTATTTGGTTCATTTGGTACTGTTGTTTGTGGTCCTGATGATAAACCAAAACACTATAATAATTATGATTATAATCTGATGGCGTGTCGTCGAGTTGCTATTTCAAACATACAGGTTCTAGGTCAAGTGACACGAGAGGTTACGAGGGAGGAGGAAATTATTGATAAAAAACTAAAAACTGAATTTATAACAACTGAAAATATTCAAACAAGTAGAAAGAGTAATATATCTAAGAGAATATTACAAAGTTTATTAACAGAATGTAATTATTTTGAGTATTTGAGAGAGGGGGATCCTATGGTTTATAATAAACTTAAGGATAAGTTTAAACATTTTCATCCGGCATTTCATTCAATAACACCTGAGGGGTTAAATAGTAGGCTGACATTTTTACAACAATGTACAAGACCTGGTGATACAATACCTGTAGTAAATAGGGATGGTAGTTTAAAATATAATGATGCTAAAAATTCCGCATTTGGTGCTCCACCAGTATTGGTATTAAGGTTTGGGGATTTTTGGCATTCAAAGATAATACCAACAGGGGGTATTGATATTCAATATGAACCACTTGTTTTAGATTTAAATCCTGAGGGTATTGGTATTCAACCAATGATTGCGACAATAACTATGAATTTTGCTTTTGTTGGTGGACAAGGGTTAAAAGAACCTGTCGATAAATTACAAAATGCATTATCATTTAATTTTTATGCTAACACCGAAATGTTTGATGAAAGATCTGAGGTTACGGATACTTCCTTGGAGAAGTTTGATGAGGAATTATTTGATTATATATCAGGAGAGAAAAGTGGTAGTGAGAATGATATTGATAATGATATTATTAATAATAATGGAAATACAATAGGGACTATTTCTAATAAATTTATAGATGATTTTAATATAACTAGAGGTACTCTTGATTATCGTGATGTAGTTGACGGGTTTATAAGTGATTTAAAAACATATATTGAATCTGTGGAAAGTTATACAAATACAATAGTCTCAGAATATAATTTAGCGACTTTGAATTTGTTATTCGCAAATAGGAATTATTCTAAGGGTGTTGTATCATATTATAATACAAGTATTCAGAAAAAAATTAGATTATTTGGAAAGCCTGATTATGTTAATAACATTAACACGTCATTTGATAGTTTAATTTCATACATACAAAACGATGATTTAACATTTTTAAAATCAATCAAGAAAAAGTTAAAGAATAAGGATTCGGTATATAATATGTTTAAAGTTAATTTAATTAATTATGTTTTACAATATAAAAATAATTTTAGTGTGTTAATTACTGAGAATATTAACAAAATAGTAGAGACTCAAACAAATTTAATTAAATCTATGGAGTCTTTAGATGTTATTATGTTTGGTGTTGACGGTTTTAGAAATAATAAACAAGAAACAATAGTGTATCAATTAGATACCACAACAAAAGGATTCTCAGACACTAAAGACTCATATTTAAGCGCGGTTGAGTTAGTGGATGATTTTTATGATTACTATGTTAAGTATGAAAATAATTCTTTTTCAAAAAAGTTTAACTTATCAAATCTTCAGGTATCCGCGAAATATTTTAAAACTGATGAGGATAAATTATTTTATATGATTTTATCATCTATATTTAGAAAAGGTATAAATAATTCGTTGTATGGCGAATTTAAAGATTTTGTGTTAAATAGAGTGGGTAGCATAAAAGTTAATGGGGTAACATTTGAACGTATCTATGACGATAATATTTTACCTGTTTTAAATGCTACCACGGCACAACATAATCAAGAAGACTCTGCTGCTATTGATAATTATAAAAAATTTGATACTAATACACTAAATACTGATGCGCTTAATTTTGATGTTGAGTTTTCAGATAGTCCAGACGCTACAGAAAATCAAATAACATCAATTAATAATTATATGTTGGATGGTAATTGGTTAATGGATAAGACATTATATAATGGTAAACATAAATTGAATTAAGATGGAAAAATTGTATTATAATAGATATAAGAATTTTTTTATTGATGGTGAACACAAGCCAGTTCCTTTCGTTCAATTACCAAAAAAAGTTACCGATATTACATATCAATATGTTAAGAATGTTAGTCGATTAGATAAGATTAGTCAAGAATATTATAATTCGCCATTTTTTGGGTGGTTAATATTAGTTGCAAATCCTAAATATGGTGGATTAGAATGGAATATTCCTGATAAGTCATTGATAACCATACCATATCCATTGATAGAATCAATACAAGATTACGAGGCGGCATTAAAAAATTATTATTTGTATTATGGAAGATAAGAATATCTTCGTAGAATTTGATTATCAGAACATTGTCCTTGTTGATCCAAATAAAGTTGTTGATAAGGATGGTAATATTAGTGAGAGACAGGTTAATCACGAAAATTTGGTTGCTTATGCCAATTTAGAATGTGAATTGACAAATAGAACTAGATTATCTAGAGGTAATGATACTGCAAATGCGAAAACTATATCAATAGCCAGTTTAAACTTTTTGAAACCTAAAAATGGTGATAGTTTTACAACTAATTATTATGATGAAATGACTGGTGAAGGTTCTGTTAATAAGACAGGGCAAAATCAAAAATTTTCAAGTACAGATGTAAATAATAGAGGTGTTAATAAGGAAGATTATCTTGTTGATTCAAATAATGTTATAGATAATGAATTATTAGGTATTACTCAAATTAATATTGAGAATACTACGGCAGGATTGCCTGAGGTGATGATGGAATTAGAGGATGTTCAAGGTAGGGCGTTATTTCAATTAGGTGAAAATTCACCATATGCGACTTTTTTCAATTTCCCATATCCAATATTTTATCTAACAATTAAGGGTTATTATGGTAGTGCTGTTAGATATCAATTGGCTTTAAGGACATTTAATACCAGATTTGATACATTAACTGGTAATTTCAAAATTAGTTTGAAGTTTTTTGCATATAAGTTCAATGTGTTATCAAGTTTAACGATGGATACATTAAGGGCTGTACCATATATGTACGAAAGATATTTGACATCTACTCCTGATAGTGATGATGGACTTAGTGAGACAGTTCCGATTAGGACTAGTTTAGGGTACGAGAAAATTAAGGAGGTATATTCTGATTACAAATCAAGAGGGTTGTTACCATTAGATTTTCCTGAAATAACATTTAATGATTTGATGGTTAAACTTGAAAATATAGAGACAATCATAAATAATTCCTTTAATTTGGTTGATCTAACACCATTAAATGATTTAGATAACTATAAAGAAGCAATTGATTTATATGTTGGTAGGGTGGTTAATTATTCAAATTCTTGGGTGAATAGGTTTTTAAATACAACCAATAGTGATGGTATAATACTAACTGATGGTAGTAGATTGTATCCATTGAAACTAGGTGATAATATTAGTGAAAGTGTTGCGGATAAGGACTTACAATTTTTAATTGACGACAGCGAAGAGATATTACGACAAAACCCTACTTTTGGTGATGGTGGTAAGTATATCTTTAAAACATTGAAAAAGGAAAATGGTTCATCTGAATTATCCAC